TTACTTGTGCGGACATTATGTACTCGTATTGTCTGGTGGATTTGTGGCAATAGTGTCCCTGTTCCCGGTAGATGTTGGAGTTTGGGTATTACCCTCAGTCGAGATCTGAAACACGTTGGTCTCGCCGCCCGTAATCAGATAGTTGTCGCCAGCATTAAGCGGGAGGTCGGGCCGTGGAAACCGAATCGTTATCCTTTCGGTTTTGCGAGCAGGCAATCGGTACGGGTCAAGCTCATCAGCACAACCCTCATTGCATACCCTAAGACCCGGCAAGTTTGGATCGTTGCGCATTACAGCGTGCGGACGTTTCATCTTGCAGCGGTCGCACACCGCAATCGCAATGTCAGAATATCCGAGAGTGTCTAGAAAGATGGCCATTGCTCACCTTGTGTAGACGGAAATATTTGGAGCAAAGTAGATTGGCGACTTGTCGCGCTCCTCCTCTTCCACCATGCCAAGGTACTTTGATGCCTGACCCTCAAGGTACTGCACGCGAGCCATTTCCACGCCGGGAAGCTCAAGGCTCATCCGGTGGGACAGCATCATGATTACAGCCTCGTACCAACGTTGCGGCACCTCCAACTCACCATACAGGTCGCCAACGTCCATGATTTGACGCGAGTACCACACCGTCATCTGGTAGAAGGCGTTCTGTGGCATTGGCCAAAGCACAATTTCGCTCTGGGGAATGGTGCGATTAAACCAAAATTGAAACGGCTGGTTGGCTGTGAAATTCTTGTTTGGCAGGTTGGTGTAGTCGTCGCGGTTCAAACGCGACATGGTGATTTCGGTGCTGTTGTTGCCAAAATACAATTCACGCAGGCTCAGGGTAGTCCCGCTGTAAGCCCGGATGCGGTAGTACGGCACGGTTTGACCGTTGGCAATGTCTGTCCAGACCCACTCGTTATCAACCACGGTGATGGACCCAAGATCAACCAAGGTTGCCCAAGTTACGTTGTCAAGCGAGTATTCAAGGATGAATGATTTAGTTCCGCTGGAGGCAGGCAGAAACCCAATGGAACCAATAAAAATTGGGTTGGACGGGCCAAAATTAACAGCAATATTGCCATTGGCCGAAGTCTGGGTGCAGACGGTGTCTACGTCGCCGTCATAGACGTTGCCAACGGTTCCTCCGGCAGAAGTCGTGTAGCTGCCGTCAGGACGGTTCATATAGCGGTACAAGGCGTTTAAAACGTCGTTGCCACCAAGGGGCAGCAAGTACGTTGCTTTGTCAGGAGTGAAGCCGTAGACCTTCTTGTTGATGGCCCAATACTGAATGCCAATGTTAATCAGGTTGGACAGCAGAAAGAACAACGACTCACGGGCGCTCAGAACCTGTTCAGACGTCAACTCCTCGGCTAATTTTCCGCAACGACGCGCCCCGTGATCAATCAGCGTTTGGACCGTTACTACGGTGGTGCCTACGGAGCCTGAATATGCCATTGTTGCCTCCTTGCCATGTCAGCATTTCCATCTAGAGAGAGCAGCGGCTTTCCGAGTAGGTCTACCTTTTTCATCTTTCATGGGACCCGGCACGCCTGACATGCGTGCGCAAAAAGAGTCCTTGCGTGAACCCCCTTGTGGCTGGGGTGCCTTCAGGTTGCTGCCCGTGGCGGCATTGTACTTTGCCCGACCCTTTGCAGTCAGACCAGCACCCTTGGACACTGGGAGCTTTTCACCCCGTCCAATAGCAAGAGAAACACCGCCGCCCTTTAATTTTTTGTCTAAAAACAACTTATCGACCATCTCTATGCGCTGCGGCTTGGTCGTGACCTTGTTGATAATACTCAGCCGCTTGGGTTTACTAGCCTCGTAAAACCCAGCTTGTTTCAAAGATTTTGCCAATGCTGGATTGTTTTTTGCCATAATTAAAACCTGTACTTAGCTGTTTTCTGCGCAATTTTTTTAGGCTGCGCTACAAATTGTTTGCCTGCGGCTTTTCCTGCTCGCTTGGCTTTGGTCGTCGCAGCGTACTCAGCAGGGCTGAGGCTGTTGATTGCAGCCTCTGGAAGATAACGCTCACCCGTGTCAGAAGATTTTTTACCACTCTTGGTTCTCCACTTTTGTTCGCCCCAAGTCTTCAATGATTGCTGGGGGCTTTTAATCACGATAGCCGCCGCCTGCGTCTTTATATCGTTTGGCGACTAGCTGAGCCTTCCTTGCGCTCCACTGTCCTGCGCCGGTGCCTTGCACAGCAGCGGCTTTGACGCTGTTAAAAATACGCTTGCGAAGGTTTGGTTTGGTGTAGTTGCCAGCGGCATTCACGCCCCCGCCTTTGGCCATCTTCTTTTTGTCAGCCGCCGAAAACTCTTTTCCCACCTTTACCGGGATGCCAACCTTCTTGGCAAACGCAGGATTATGTGCAACCGCCTCCATCATGCGGTGTTGAGCAGGTGACTTGCTTGGCATGATTAGTCAGGGTTCTTAATGTAGATGCCTTCAAACTCAGCAGACACATTTGACGCGCCAGAAGAAGAAAATGCCCTTATTTGGAGGTCTGTCTTTTCAACAAAAGAAAGAGGAGGGTTCAAGGGAACTTGAGAATTACCACTAGCAGAAATTCGTGCAGAAGATTGCAATCTAAACACGCCTCCAACTTGACGCTGAAAAACCTGGAAAAATGTGAATGTATTAGCGCCTGTGTTCCCAGATGTAAGGAATAAACCAAGCAAATAAAAAGTGTATCCTGCTGGGACAGTCCAAAACGCCATTAGTGATTGGTTTGCGCCTAAACTAATCAAGCCATAGATGGCTGCAGGCACACCAGAAGTAACACTGCCTGTACCCGCGTAGATAGTACCTGCGGCAGTTTCACTAGAGCCTGCTGTAGTCACAAACATACGAAGAATGCGCAAGTAACTATTGCCAGTGTTAACTGCTGTTTGCCCATTTAAAAGGACAGACTCGCTAATTTCGTTGTAATTTGCATCAAGACCAAAAATAGCAATTGTTCTTGCGCCAGTTCCAGCGGAAGAATCGTCTGCGCTTGAACTAGAAATTTTCATTACAGTGGCAGAGGCGAGGTACACATATAAACCACCTTGCGACCAAACTGTTTCAGAATTCGTGCCAACATCAGTGTTAACGCCAAATTTATATAAGGTGTTGTGACCATCAACTTGCCCACGGGCTACTTGCAGTTCAAATGGCTCATACGCACCTTGGCGTGTTGCAGAAGAATAAGTTCCCATGTGGCTCTCCAAAATAAATTAAAAGCGGGGGCCGTAGCCCCCACTCGTTTTCAACAAGCGCTTCCGCCGCGCTTCTTACCCGCTGGTGAGACTGTGATGGATTTCTCCGTCTCAGTCACTGCACCCTGTCCCTTTGGAGTTGGCGTTGGCTTACCGCGAAACGCATTACGCGCCTTGCCGTAAAGTTCTTTCACCATACTCAAGGGGTTCATCGCATCTTCAAGCTCTCGGCTTGCTTTGTCGCTAACGGTCTTGGGGTCTACTTTGTTTTTGTCAAAGAAAGACTCCTTGTCGGTGCTTGAACCGCCATCCGACATCTTTACCGTGCCACCTCTTTTGAAGGTGCCGGATTGACGATCGTTAGAGACTGCTTTGGACGCTGGCTTTGCGGGCATCGCCACGGCGTGGCCGCTGTTGTTAACAGCTCCCCCCGTGGCGAAGTGCTTTTTTGTAGCACCGCCTTTTTTGTAGCCGCCAGCATTACCCAGCTTCACGCCACCAGTTGGCGCAGAGTTGGTATCAACTTTTGTTGTGACCATCTTGGTGTTGCGATATTCGCCACCTTGATTTTCAGTGTTGATAATGCCGCTCTTGGCAATAGCGCCGCCTTTTTTAAAGCCGCCTTGACCGTTCACAACGCCACCAGTGGCGTAATTGCCGGGCTTCGGTGACTTCATGACGCCGCCAGTTTTAAGACCCTTGTGGGCCTTGCTGGCAGGCTTGTCGGCGTGAGCCTCCAGAGCGTCCATGGCGCCACCCTTAGCCATCATGGTTTTACCCATCATGGCCTTGCGGCGGTCCATCATCGATGGCTTGCGTGGGCGCATTGCTGGGGACATACCGCCACGAGCGCCGGGGGCCGGTGCTTGCGACAGTGCGCCCATAACGCCGCCGTTCATCATCTTCTTTGCAGAAGTGACGCAGCCACCTTTTTTCAGTTTCAGTTCAACTGAAGGCTCGGTGGTCTCCATCTTCACCATTGGCTTGAATTGACCCATGATGTGCTCCCCTTAGACTTTCTGAGCGTACACAACGGTCAGGCGAATAACGCCCTGTGTTGTAACGATCGTGCCGTTTGGATCAAGCGTAACGACAACAGAGGTATTGCTACCGATGTCGCTCATTGCGGTCAACTGCGCGGCTGTAAAAGTAAGTGCAATACGACCGCCAGCGAATACATCAGTCGAAGACACATATTGTGTGCCTGCGGCGGCTGTGCCGATGGTCATTGGGATGGTAGTGGCAGTGCCTGCACCAACCACTTCGTTCACGGTCATATCGGCAACGAGGTCGATAATCTGCGAAGAAGCGGGAAGAGTAAGCGTTGCACTGGTAGCAGTGCCTGCGGCAGCAGTGGTCACAGTGGTTGTCTGTGACATGACGACAAAGCCGCCGTCCACAGTATCAGTCAGAGTGTCAGAACCTGCACGCAGGGTAGAACCGAAATAGGTTTGTGCCATTTGTTGCTCCTTAAAGAGTAGGGGCCGAAGCCCCCACCTTTGGTTTAGACGCCAGCCGTGCCGTAAAGGGCGCGGGGGTCAGTGAAACCGACATCGTAACGCTCGGTCGCCTTGTAACGCATGGTGTCGGTTTCAAAGTCACCTTCCATGGTTTTCTCAAGGCGGCGGCGCATCATCAGCTTCATGCCTTCTGGAGCATCAGTCTGCACCCACCATGCGGTAGGGCTGGTCAGACGCGAGATAACAGCGGCACCCTCGTCCAGCAAGCCAATCGACTTGATGGGGTTGATGTCGTTGTTCGCGTTACCAGCACGCAGAACAGACTTCAGCAGGACTTCAGCTTGGAACACATTGCCCGGAGCGACCACCAGTTGGCGGGGGACCAGACGAATACGTTTGCCGTTGTTGTCCACAGCCTGACGGATCTGGATCAGCATCTGTTCCAGAGAAGTCTGGGACAGGTTGGCTGCCGTAGACAGCAGGTTGCTGAACGTGCCGTTCACGATTGGGTGCGAAGCGCTGTTCAGAGCAACACCGTCACCACCAGCGTACTGACCGCCAGTGAAGGCATTGTTCAGAACGTTGGCAGACAGGGTCTCCTTGGTCTCAATCAGGGACTGAGCAAGGTGACGGGCATACACCTGACCGATACGGATATGGTCGCCGTCTTCAACCAAAACTTTGGTCAGAGCGAAGGCCAAGCCGTACACGTCATAGACGTAGCGCTTGAGGAACAGAACACCACCTTGTTGGTACGACACAGGAGAGCCATCGGCCATCTGTGGAGCAGCACCGAAACCGTACAGGACGGGTTCTTCGTGGTAGTTGCGTGGGATGCCTTCTTGTTCACGGAAAACCCGTGACCATTCGTCGGCTCGTTGATCGTATACACCGTCGAAACATTCGTTGAGAATAGGTTCGACGATGCTACGAAAGTCGGTACTGCGCATTGGAGCGGCCATGGTCTACTCCCCCCTTAGATTGCTGTACCGGCAGCACCAGCGAATTGGAATTCGGCGATGGTTGCACGGACAATAGTGAAAGAATCACCCCAGTCATTACCGGGGTACGGAGCGAGGTTAACGATACGCATCTGAGCGCTGTTGCCCGAGCCAACCAGTGTGGTTGACAGAGTGCATTGCGACAGACCTGTGGTCGTAGAACCAGCGGTGGTGTTGCTCAGGTTGGCTTCGTCGCCAATAGAGGTTTGGGCCAGTGAGCCGTCAGCCTGAATCTCATACACGATCTGTGGATCAGCGTAGAAGTAGGCCACGCAAGAACCGGTCTGGTATGCCGTACCGGCAGGCCAGTTGTTCGAGACGCGATGACGACCTGTGGTGTCAGTGAACTCAACACCAGCGAACGCGCCAACAAAGGCTTGATCGGTAGCGGCAACTTCAATGACGCCGCCAGTGGCGTAGCGCACTGGTTGGCCTTTGAGAATGGCAGTGCCATAAGTAGAGGTGATACCGTCAGCCAGCGCCGTGGCGCGATCCAGACCGGAAGGGTGGAACGCAGGGCGCAAGCCGAACGGAGCGTTGATTGCAGACATAGTCTAGCTCCTTAAAATTAGCCCTCGAAAACGGGGGCACGGTTGGGTTGCTGTTGATCGGATCTGTCCATACCCGCTTCCATCTGCACTAGTCGGCGACCAGAGCTGTCCTTCGCACTTGGGCTTTCCGCTTGAGAGAGGATACGATTTACTTCCTCGCGGGGAGCTTCATAGTGCATCTGCGTCATGACTTCTTGGTAGACGTCCATTGGCAGTTTGAATAACAGCATCTCATTGCACGAAATGTGCCCAACATGCTCACCAGCCTTAACTCGATAACTGTCGAACCCGGGTAACTCATCTGCCGTCACAGGTACATACCCTAGCCGCATTCTCTTGTCGATGGTGTCGTAAGCGTTGGTTGTAGAAAGCCAGCACAAGTGCCATCCCGGGATTTCGGGAGTCTTGGGCAGAGCCGATTGCGTCCACTCGTCGCTCCACATCTTTCGACGTTCCTGCGCACTCATGAACTTTTCCTCAGGAGGTCGGCGGCTTGCGTCCTCGCTTGCGCGATCGTTGCGACCACCGGCCTGAAGAGATTTTTTAAGTCTTGAATCCATTTTTAACTCCTGTAACCTTGAGATTGACGTGCTTCGGATGCGTACCGCTTGATCATCTTGGTGCGTTTTTCTGAGTCGTCCCAGAAACCCGCATCCTTCATCGCCCGAACTTGTTCGGGAGATAAAGTGAAAGTGTTTTTACCACCTGCCCGTGAGGCTGATTCTCGTCCAGATCCAGTCACAATACCCCTTGGTTTACTCCGTTGATTAGGATTCTCGTCTGTTTTGGCATTGTATCTGTGGGATACATAACGTTGCAAGCGATTGTCAAGTTCTTCCCAATAATCTGTTGAATTGGGGTCCCAGCCTTCAGAATTTAGGGCTTCGTCCACTTGTTTGGCGATCTTACTGTCCAGATCCTTGCCATCGGGGTTATACCAAGGGTTGCGCTCCATCCAGTTTGCGGCATTACGCTGCAACCGTGGATCTGGAATGCTGGACTCTTGTCGGGGCTGGGTAGCCGA